ATGGGAAAGCTCATACAAGCTGTACAGACACTTTCCAAAGACGTAGACCGACTGTCCAAAAGATTAGACTCGTTAGAGAGCCAGCTGGACAAAGGCAAGGGCTTATTTATAGGCATACTCCTTGTAGCAAGTGGAGCTGGAGCAGCAATATCAACCGTTATGAATAAATGGTTTTAGAAAAAATGTGGAGTTAAAAAATGGCTAGATTACCTATTATAAACATGAGAAACGGCAGAAAAGGTTTTGCAGAGGGAGACTTTGTAAGTACGTCTCCTACTCAAAAAACAACTATGGATACAGGTGAATCAGCAATAGCTACTCCTCTTGTAGAAGATACAAGTAAAGAAATTGTTTCAGAAGGTATAGGTCAGGTATCCTCTACAGTACCTAAAGCAACAGCCTCTATAGGAGGAACGTCAGATTTAAATGTAGCTGTTCCAGCAACTCAAACTGCAAATACTTACACAGGGTATACTACATTAAACACCCCTACAGCCCAAGCTGCTCAAGGCTCTCTAGACTCTAGGTCTGTAGTAGGTGAACCTTCTATGACAGCTAATGCTACTAGGTTAGAACAAGATGTGTCTGCAGAATCACAAGCTACTGCTGCACAAGGAACATTGTCTTCTCTAGGAACAGTGCAAGGACAATTATCTAATTTAATGACACAATTAAATACAGATGGTGCTGAGTTACCCCCTTGGGCTGCTCCTGCTGTACGTAAAGTAAATGCTATTATGAATCAAAGAGGTTTAGGAGCTTCCTCAATGGCTTCTGCTGCAGTAACTCAAGCTATTTACGAGTCTGCATTACCAATAGCTGCTCAAGATGCAAAAACATATGCCTCTATGGATTTACAAAATTTAAACAATAGGCAACAGGCAGTTTTACAAAATGCAACGATATATGCTGCTATGGATAAGGCTAACCTTGACGCAAGAATGCAAGCTGCTGTAAATAATGCAAAGTCATTTTTAGCTTTAGATTTAGCTAATTTAACTGAACAGGGAAAAACAAACCTTGTAGACCATCAAGGAAAAATGCAAGATTTACTTGCAGACCAATCAGCTGTAAATGCTGCTCAACAGTTTAATGCTAAATCTGAAACACAAGTTATGGAGTTTTTTGCTGAACTTGGTACTCAGATAGAAAATGCTAACAAAACTAGAGTAGCTGCTATGACACAATTTGATGCAAGTGAAACCAATGCTGTTTCTAAATTTAATTCTCAAGTAGAAGATTCTAGAGATAAATTTAATGCTCAGATGTATGCTCAGATAGCACAAGCAAATGCTAATTGGAGAAGGTCAATCAACACTGAAAACACTGCTGTAGCTAATGAAAACAACAGAATTAACTCAGCAAATTTGTTAGGTATTTCTAGAACAGCACAAGAACAGCAATGGCAAAGATATAGAGATGAAGCTCAATGGTTAGTTACTACCTCTGAAAATGCTAGAGATAGAGCTCATAAGGTAGCTTTATTAGGCCAAGAGAATAGCTATGACGTTGCTCAGTATAATAAAGAAAGAAGAGATGCTTTAACAAGTGATTTAGCAGAGCTTACGTTAGAAGGTATATTTGGTTATATTAATAGAGCTGCATAAATAAAACAAAAATTAAGGATAGATAAATATGGCAGACACAGGTGGAAGTAGCTACTGGAAACAATTTGTAGAATTTGGAGGAGATCTTTTAGACGATATTTCTGATTGGTACAATGACGTTCCTGAAGGACCTAGTTTTTTAGATACAGGAATAGGGGGAAGACCTATTTCTAAACCCGGGAATGATATGGGTAATTATGGAGGCAATAAAAGTTTAGGTGGACAAGGTTGGGATTGGTTGACTGACATAGGAAGTGATGTTATAGACTATGGTATGGATGCTTATGATTATGCAAAGGATTTGTATGGAAAAGTTCCTGATAGTGTAAAAGATTATGGTAAAAAGTATTTAACAGAAAAGTTTGGTCCAAGCAAAGACAACCCAAAAGGGGGAAGGCCTAATCCCACTATGCAAAAAGATAGAAACTTAGCTAATAAATACATGGGAGGAGGATCGGCTACTCCCGGATTTGGTGTACGAAGAAACAGAACACAATTTAATAATACTCGTAGTGCCTATGGACAATCTCCTATAGCAAGAAAAGCTATGCAACTTGCAGCTTTAAATGAAAAAATAACCCAAAGACAGTTAGACCAAATACAACGAGGTAGAATTACCATAGGTTTAAACCAAGTAAATTCAACAAGCCCTAAACTTGTAGGCAGATTTACTGAAGATATTCGTAGTGTAAAATCCTCATAATAAAATTTACGAAAGGAAAGATTTTAAATGTTATTAAATCCTAATGTGCAAGGGGATGAAAGAGTAGAGAAGCTAAGTGCTGACTCTTTTGATAGACCTATTCCCGGCCAATCTCTAACTGGTGCACCTAAAGCTTGGCCTTGGGAAACTCCTCCTGAAATTACTGATGTAGACGATGCTTTTATGTTTGTTATTGACAAAGTAAAAGGCAGTCCAAGGGTACAAAAAGGATATGATAAAGTAATAACTATGGGAATGCCTTTAGAAAGTATTTGTAACACTATTACTTTTGGAGGATTTGTAGAAGGTATATGGACAGTGGATATAGCAGAACTGTTAAAGCCTCCTGTTTTAGCTTTCTTAATGTTATACTCTGAAGAAAAAGGCCTTCCTTACATTCCTTATAACAATGATGATTCTTCAGATAAAACAAATCTAGATGACATGAGTTCTTATGATTTCTTTGAAACTATGAAAGAAAATAATCCAGAAGCACATGGAAAAATAGGACAGGCTATGGAAGCTGTTGCAGAAGAATATGAAAATAAAAATAGAAAGATAGAGAGTATGAAAAATAGTTTTCTTGTAGACATGCCTATGCCGGAGGGTGATATGCCTATGGTAGAAGAAGGTATGCCTATGGTAGAAGAAGGTATGCCTATGGTAGAAGAAGATATAATGATACCAGAGGGAGGAATGTTAAATGAGTGATATTGGATTAAATGTTGCATTAGGAGCTACAAGTTGGGCTAAAGGAAAAATTGCTGATAGCAAAGCAACAGCTTTAGCTGAAGAAAAAGCTAGGATTCAAAGAATTAATGATATGAATATCTTTAAAGAGAAGGAAAAATTTAAGTTTGATTTTAAGAATGATCCTATAAATGTTGCAACAGAAGGTACAAATGTAGCAAACAAAGAAGCTTACACGTTAAGACGAGCTGATGAGTTAAAACTTCCAGACCAGAAAGGTAGACAGGCCTCTGAAGAAGAGTCATCTAAACAAATGACAACCATAAATTTTTTAGATAGGATTAAAGAGGGTACCGGTAAAACTAATAGAGAGATTATAGCTGAATCAAAAGCCTCAACCCTTACAACAAATATTGAAAAAGGAATACCTAATTTAGAGGGTGCTACAGAAGGGCTTTCAGAGCAATCAAAACTAGCCATATCTCTAGGCTTGCGTTTTGATGCTACAGCACAAGAAATAAGAGAAAGACAATCTTTATTTAAAGGTCTTAATGAAAGAGAACAACGAGCTTTTAAGGTAGGGCTACCTAGAACTGCTACTAATGATGAGATACAAATAGCTGAAAATGCAGCTGAAGCTCGTAAAAAAATAGAAATAGCAGATAAACTCTCTGGTACAAGTGCAGATCCGGCTGGAGTAGATCTACGTAAGGAACAAGCAGAAACACAAGATACAGCCAGTAGGTATCTTACTCAATTAGTAACAGAAGGAGTATATGAAGGAAATGTTCCTGTATTTGGTAATCAGCCAAATACACCGGGAATAATAGACCGTAATGAATCAAGACAATTAGCTATGGATTATTATTCTAGTGCTCAAGGAGGTATTAAAATAACTATAGACCCAGACACTATAAAACTGTACAACAAATGGTCAGATAAAACAGGTAATAAAAAAATTAATCCTGATCTTCCTTATATTATGATAAAAACTGAAAGTGATCCTATATTTAAAGATGTATCTGAGGAAAAAGTAAGTATAGATCTTATTAATCAATATAGAGCTATGCCAGCAGAAGTATTTAATAACCTTCCTAACAGTAAAAAAAGTAGAATACAAAATAAATTAAAACAACAATTATACAAAGTGTTTAAATTAAATAATGCTATAACAGTTGGTGCAAATGGAGCTCAAGTTATATCTGAAACTACCACATTTAATTGGCAAGCTATAGGAATAGATTGGGATAATCTGCCTTCTTGGGTTCACAAAGCAACTAAAAAAGAAGTCAATCAAAGAATTGATAACCCTAAAAATGTTGTTAAGTTTGTACAATTAGAAGATGGCACTACCGAAATGAAAGTAACATCTACAGAAATTAGTTCTCAAGACGTTGCAGATATAGAAGAAAAAACACCTAATGCTACATTAACTATAGAAGATGCAGCAGTATTAGCTTATGCTAAAGCAGAAAACATGACTATAGAAGAAGTTAAAGCTAGTCCCGGAGATTTAAAAATAGCATTATCCCTTGTGGCTGATTCTCCAGTACAAATAATGGGAACTAGGATTCTCCATGATTTATTGTATATGAATAATACAAGTTTTGTACCAAGAAAATTTCAACTATCAGGACCAAGAAGAGATAAAATATTACAGGAGTTAAATGGAGCAGCTATAAAAACTGCTAGGGATAACAAACCTGCAGTAATGGGTATGTCTTATGATCCTAGAATTTATCATACAACCAAATTAGATATGTTTGCTGCAGCTATAGACAATGAATATATAGTTAAAACTATAGCACAACAAATAGGTAATAAGGGAGGAGAGAGTATTTCTGGATTTATGAACTCAGAATCTCTTGTAACTATAAAAGCCATGGCTGCTCACTATGGTATAAACCTTGAAAAAGCCAGAGCTGCTAATACTTTTTCTGACCCTGCATACTCTACTGGTATAAGGTTAATGGAAAGTTTAGAAAACACACAAATAGGTAGTAGTGCAGCAGAAACTTTAACTTTAATAAAAGCTGGTGTAAGTAGTCTGCCTAGACAACTTCAATTAGCTTTAGGTGGTTGGGTATCTGATGTAGAGACTTCAGGAGAAGTAAGTAACCCTGATACAGGTAATGTTCTTTTTACTTCTTTAAATGAAACAATAACTGGTATTACACAAAACTATAAGGGAGCTAATGCTGGAAAATTAAGAAACACTTTTGAAGGAGCAACAGAAAGAGCACAGACATATTATAAAACACAACCCGGAGAGGGTGATTTACCGGGGAGAGTAGCCGAACAAAAAATGTTACATGCTGCTTTAGTATTCTATACTGCTGCTGCCTTCCAAGGAGAAGGAGGAAAAGCTATATCTGATGGGGATAGAAAATTTGTTGAATGGGCTTTGGGTTATGGTATGTTTAGTACTGTAGAAACAAGACAAGCTGCTATTATGGGTATGTTAGCAATTATAGCTAAAGCCGACACTATTAACAGCTACTTAACATCTGGAGATCCTAGAAAGTTTTTTGTTGCTGCAAACTATAACCAAGTACATGGGGATAATGTTATACATCCAAATGATTGGCCTACAGGAGAAGGTGCTCCAGCAAATTTAAGGGGAAAATTTACAAATAGTAATGTTATTCCGTTAAATGAGAAATCTAATATTGCCCTTGAGAAGAATGTTGCTTTTACTAATACTATAGAGAATGCTAACACTAATAAGTATGTGTCATCAGGGTTAGCTTCTGCTGTGAACACAGACCAAACAGATGTTGAAATGCAAAGTACTTTTGAACCTTATGGAGTAAAAGTAGATGGAGGAACTGAATTTATAGGTCCTAAAATGACTCCAATACAGATAGTTAATGGTTTAGCAAGGTTAAAAGCAAAGAACTCTGATGAATCAAATAAAGCTGCAAAACAAATAATGCAATATTATAATGTAGATATAAACGGAAAACCAAAGGGAAAAAAATAAATGGCTGAACGAATAGACCCTGCAGAATTTTATAAAAATGATCCGGATAAAGATGATTTTATTCCTTTAGAATATATTCCTGATGAAGAACTAGAAGAAGTTAACAGGAAAGTAAAAGACGAAAGATCAGAAGAACTTGGTTTAGGTACTCCTGATAAAGATTTATTAAATACTATGCAAGCTGCCTCAACAAAAATACAAGGTAAAGCTAGTCTACCTGTTACATCATTAGATTATGAAAAAATATCTGAAGAACAGGATAGTCCTAGTTTAAACACTGTTGCTCCTAGAGATATAGGGGCTGTAGGTTTTGTGCCAACGGCAGTGAAAGCAGTGCAAGAATTTACAGGTGCTAATATGTTCTACCAATCAGGAGATGAACAGGTATCTGGGATTATGCCGGAAGATAACCTATGGTTTGACACAGATGAAGCAGGACAGTCTATGCCAGAAGGCACAGAGTTTAGGTTTTTAGGCAGTGGAGAAAGAGACTCTCCAACCAATTTTGAATCTAAAAAATATGGTATTTCTTCAAAGACATCTGATAAAAAGGATATCTTTGGAGGAACTGTAAGGGTACCTATACCTACAGCAAGTGGAGAATTAAATTTATATATTAATGTAGAAGGTACTATGGAGGAAATAAACAATAACATAAGTACTCTTAGGTCTAAGTGGAGAGAAAGAGAAGGTATGGATATACCAAATCCTATGTTTAAATCTACTCCAGAAATACCTCTTACTTTTACAGACTACGGCATAAACATACAAGCTGAAGCAAATGCTTTAAACGATGTAACAGGATACCCAGACAATGTTGTTAAAATGTATCTATCAAGAGGTGCTCAAAAAGTTGTAGCTCCTGTATATGACATACTTGTTGATCAAGGCACAAATGCAACTACCTATTTAGCTTTTGGATCATTGGCAATAGGGAATTTTATGGTTGAATCTGGTAAAACAGCTGGTTTACGTGGAGAAGACTATCAAAGAAAAGCAGATTATATTTGGGCAACAAGAAAAGAGATTACGGATTTTGTACCTTCCAGTGTTGAGATTTTAAAAGCATCAATTAAAAAACCTACGTTGAAAGAATACGCAGAAGGGCAAATATCTTTTAATGAAGAAAACCTTGCTAGATTTATAGAAGGTAAAAATGCTTCTTTTGTAGAAAAGTTTTTTACAGATTATGCTGGGGGTTTAGCTTTTACTAAAGTTTTAGATACTGTAATACTACCTCTTGCAGGAAGAGGGCCTAAAGCAGCTCAAACTTTTGTAGCTATGATAAGAGGTGATTTGTCTATGGAAAAAGGCAAAGTAGGTAAAGAGCTAACTAAAATATTTAAAAATAATAGCCAATTAAAAACAGGTAAAGAACTTTTTCTTGAAGCTAACAAAAAGGCTGGAAAAACAGAAGTAGAACTTTTAAAAAAATGGAATACTATGCCTTCCCCAACTAAAGATAAGTGGGCTACACAAGCATTTAACTCTTTTCTTAAAGTTAGATTATCTACAAAGGGAGGGGCTATATCTAGAACAATTAAAGACCTAGGAAATAAATCTCGATTTAGTACAGGAGTTTCTCTTCCTGCGTATGCAAAGAACACTAAGCTAGGAGAAAAACTTGCTTCGTTTGGTGGTCTTGCAGGAGAAGAAATGTTTGGTCCTTGGGGGTATTTATTTGGATCAATTGGTTTAGCAGGAGGAGGTCCTTTTGCAATGAACACAAACTGGTATGCAAGAACAAAAAACAACCGAGTTGGTTCTTTTGCTTTAGCTTCAGTAGAATTTGGAGATGGTTTTGCTAGTGGTTTTGATGCTTTAGCATTTGCTTTTACAAACAGAAGACCTATAACATCATCACAGTTTAAGAATGCATCAGATGTTTTAAGAAAAGAAGGATTACCTGCTGCACTTATTGAAGAAGAAGTATTTAGAAGATTTGCAATACAGAATCCTAATAAAAAACAAGCTGCACTAGGTAATTTTATGATTATGGATAAGGATGGAAATGAAAGAATGGCAGGTCCTTCCGATCCTGAATGGAAAAAGTTAAATGAAATAGTATTAGACATAAATAAAATAGTAGATCCTATACAAAAAGCCAGAATAACAACTACTCTTCAAACATTTCTAGACATACAAAACAGTTTTGCAGATCAAATACAAGACACTGCAGAAAGATGGTTAAAAGACAATCCGGGTGCAAGCCTTACAGATCATCCTTTGAACAAACTTGGAGCTTCTTTATATGAAGTATTAGATTTAATTACTACAAGGTCTGCAGCAGAATCTATGACCGAAGGAGCTAATTATGGTTTTAGAAAAGGTATTGATTTAAAAAATGTAGAATTAGCTTTTCAACAAAGAAAAGATCAGCTGTTAGCTATAGGTGAGTACATGAGTGATGCTACAACATTTATGAGTAAGTATAATGTAGCAGAAGAAAATATGGTGTTGTTAGAAGGTTTAGATAAATTTATACAAGGAGAAAATACTTATGTTGATGCAGTATCAGCAGAACTTAGTAGTTTACCTGCTGTTTTTAGTAAAATGTATAACACCTCTTCTTTTGATTCTGCTGGAAAATTAACGGATGAAACTCAATTTGTTCAAGATTATTTTAACAGTGATGTAACTTATCAACTATTTAGAAATGATTTTAACAAAGTAAAAGATAGCATAGTTAAATTAGAAATAGAAAACAGAAGAACAGTTTATAATATATTAAATCATATGAAGCATGACATTGCTGCACACACACCTAAAGGAAGGGTGCAAGTGTATAATGGATTAATAGGTGTTGCAAATAAAGATATAGCAACAGAAGCTAGATTAGTGTATGCTCCTTTTTTACAAGCTGCAGCAAATAATAAAGTAAAAGTATCTGGACAAGAAGTAGATGAGTTATTTCTTAACATAAATAGTATCCTAGACACTACTGCAGAAAGCAGGTTAGCAAAAGAAGTATTGCCTGTAGGAGAAGCTAATACCTTAGAAGATGTATTTTCAAGTGCATTAAAACAAAATGGAGATGCTGTTCGTGAAGCTTTAAAAAACACTTTTGAAGATTTAAATTTAGCACAAATAGCAGATCAGTTAGGTATAGATGTAGATTTAGCAGATGATGTTGGAATGTATCAATATTTTTTAAAAAATAAAAGCAAGATTGCTGAATCAGATAATGTATTTCTTAAAGCAGTACAGCAACAGTTTGGTAATTTACAATTAGATGCTGTAACTATAACTAGCATGGACAGGGTTATAAGGGCTGAGAGAAGTATGCTGTTAGGTAAACTAAACAGAGGAATGCCATTAACAACAGACGAGCAAGGTTTTTTAAATCAATATTATAAAATAATAGGAAAAGGAGAAGACGAGTTTGGAACTCTTGGTAGTGTTATTAAGAAAAACATGGGTGTAGAAGTTTTTGAAATGTATAAAATTTCATCTAAAATTTATGCTACAGCTATAGGTCCACGAAGATGGGGAACCTTTAACAGGCTATTTGAAAAAATAGAAAGAGTAAATAAACAAATAGATGAAGCTGGAGAAGGTTTTGATAAAGGCACTGGAAATGTTTATACTATGGAAGAAAGTGTTCAAATGGAAACATTAGGCCAAATGCTTATAACCAATCCAGAATATGGAGTAAGAATACTTACAGAAAAATTAGGAAGTTTAGCAAGTGTTAATGGTAAACAAACATTTGCAATATCTAATGCACAACAAGCTGATGCATTTAGAGTTATTTCTAGAATGGCTATAAATGCCCATCTTGAAAAAAAGTTTAAAGGAAAAATGCAAATCCTTGTGCAAAAATATGGTAAAGATGGAATAAAAAACAAAGACATTACCGGAGAATTAGCAGAAGAATTTAAAGCTCTAGGTCAAGGTGGAGAAATAAATAGTGCTTTTGAAGAAATAGCTAAATACAGCAAGGTAATTAAAGGTACACAGGTATGGACAGGAGAAATTAAAGATGGAGACCTTGTTTTCAGTACTGATATTGCTTGGACTACAGGTCCTGATAATAAAATATTGTCAAGCCTTGAAGACCAATATGGAACATCTATTATTTTAAATGATCAAAGTGTAGACGATTTATTTTTTGGAAAAGATATTGATCTTATGATTAAAAATGATAAATCAATAAAGATTAGATTAGAATCTATAGAAAATAAGATGAGAAATGTTGATATAAATATTAAAAANGATGTACAGAAAAAAACAACAGNAATACAACGAAATAACAGAGTTCTTGTAGATTACTTTAGTCAAAATATAGGGTTAGAGATTGCTCCGGAAGGTGTAGGAGGTGCTTTTAATATAGATACTGCTGTAAATTCTATGATAAGTGACGGTACAGGAAGAAAAATGGATGGGTTTATAGATTATTTAGAAAATCTTAAAGACTCTAACACTGGTTCTTATGTAATAAAAGGCAGTTTAAAACAAAGAAAAGAAGCAGTTCGTAATTATGTAGAAAATTTAGTACATTATCAATTTGCAAATGACATACTTGTTGAGTCTGGGTTGCAAAGATCAGTTAAAAATTCTCAAACAGGAAATTATGATATGGTTCCTAGTTATGTTCCTGATATAACTTTGATAAACAAAGCTAAAGAAAAGTATTTACCTATATTAGAAAAGTTTATGAGCCCGGAACAAGCTAATAAGTATATAAAAATTGCAGAACTAGGTGCAATAACCAGTTCAGTAGGAACTTTAGGATCTAAAGCAGGTATTAGTAGTACAATGACTAACATTCCTTCAAGAATGTCTATTTCTGGCTACCTAAGTAGAGGTATGAACATGGCTAGGCATGTTGTATCTCCTCAATGGGTTGGTGTAGATGCAATAGTTAGAAGAGCAAGATTAAGTTCAGCCGGTGTTTTAAAAACAATACTATTAGCACCTTCTACTGTAACCCACAGGGGAAATACTGTTATAGATGCTGTACATGACATGTTAGTAAATGGTAATTACAGTGTTAAAAATGCTGTAGTTCTTGAAAGGTTATTGCCTGAAGCTATATATCAAGCAAATGTACAAGTTACAGGATTTGTAACATTCTTTGAAGAAGAAGGAGGCACACCTATATTACCTACTCCTTTTCCTTTGCTTAAAAAAAGCACTAGATATGATCCAAGGCCAGAGCTAGGAGATTCACCATTAATAGCTAGAGAAAAAACGTCTCGTGAAAGCCAGTTATTATCAAGGATCAATGAAGAATTTGGTAACTTTCCTAAATTTATAAAAGCAGTTCAGGAAGGAGATAGAAGAGCAAATGAATACTCTACTGCTATAGGCTACATGAGAGAAGACAGCTCAATACGAAACCAAATGGAACAACTATTAAATTAACTAAAAAGGAGAAGACTTATGGAAGAAGTAAGCATGATGACGTACATAATGAGTAATTGGCAAGCATGGTTAGCAGCAGCTACAAGTGTAATTGGTTCTGCAGCTATAGTTGCTACACTCACACCTAATAAATCCGATGATAAAATAGTACAAAAAGCACTAAGTATTATTAATTTTATAGGAGCTAACGTAGGAAAGGCTAAAAATAACGATGGCTAATGATTATACTAAAGATAAAAAAGGGATGATGGGAAGAGCTGATGCAAGTTCTTTTCCTACTCCTATGTCAAATGCAATGGCTATGCAACCTAAATCTGCTACTAAACCTATGGAAGAAGGTTATATGTATGGTGGTATGATTAAAAGTCCTAAAAAGAAAAAAGGCTACATGGGTGGAGGAAAAGTAAGAAAGATGTATGCTAAAGGTGGTGGTATTCGTAAACCAACTTACTCCTAGTTAAGAATTTTACGAATATCTCTTTCCATATCAGAAACGTGTGTGGACAAGTAATCTAACAAGGATACAAACACTTCTGTATTCTCATAGTTTTTATTCCACTTGTCCATAACATCTTTAAATTCTTCTGACCTAATATGGCTATGGTCTACAGAAATGTGTCCTTCTTGTGTAAGCTTAACAGTAAAATTAAATAATAAACTGTGGTCTTTGCTAGTCATTTAACCTGCCTAATCTGTGAAATAAGTTTAAAAGTTTTTCTTCTAGCTCTTTATTAGGGGGAGATGCATACTTAATATAGTAAGCTATAACTTTTCTTATTAACCCAGCATCCTCTGGAGCTATTATAGGTCTAGCACATTTCATTATATATCTACCAACTCACACACTCCGGCTGTACAAGCTAACTCTTGTGATCCCTTCGTATTATCCTCCTTCTCAAAATCTTGTAACTTCTGCCAGTCTATTGAAGCTGGCATTTTTTTTGCCAACTTTGTATAGGTAGCTTTATCTATATCTTGGTAAGGAGCCTGTTGATACGTGTGGTCGGAAAAAGGGAGAAAGGAAACACCACTAAGGTAGCTAAAATTTTCCCAACACCAAGCACCGACAGGCACCCACTCTTCCTCTTTAACAGATATAGTTACAGAGGGTTTGTGCTCACACCAATGCTTTGCATAAGTTTTCCACAACTCTAGCTGTTCAATAGCAGTCATGTCGTTCCTACACACAGAGCCTGCAGGAGCTTTCATTGGAAATGAGAACACTGTTGTATGCTCTGGTTTCATAACGTCTGGTTCGTTAGGTATCCCAGAAGCAATCATAAATTCAGTAAGAGGGTCTTTAGTATCTCCTCGTACTGTTCGTATGTAATAAGGATTGTGTCTTGCATGTATACCACTAGCACTATCTACTAATTGGCTCACAGTACCAGAAGGTTTAACACAAGTGATGGCTGTACTTTGGTTTATACCAAATTTATCTGCCCAGTATTTATTAGCATCTACAGCAACTGTTCGTAAAGTTTCTAATCGTTTCTCTAATCCACTTTCTTTACCATTCATTAAAGTACTATCCATGATGCCTGTAAGAGACACACCTAATAGTCTTTCCTCTTCAGTGTTGTTCTGCCATCTCTTTCTTAGATAGCCAAAGTTAGTAAAGGTAGATTGTATCGTACCTAACAAGGTAGCAATTTGTATTTTCTTAGTAAGAGTAGACATGGTGTCACCAGAACGTACTACTATCTCTGTAAGGTTACAGAATTGATTAGGTCGTAGTATGATTTCACTACAAGGATTAGTACCAAAATCCCAATCAGACTCTCTTCTACCATTCTCAGCAGCCTTTGCCTGTGCAGAAGCTCTACTAAATATACCTCTCTCACCAGATTTACTTTCATATAAAGACAGCCATTCTTTCATAAAGATACCTGCATCTGGTTTCTCTGTATAAGCAACAGAGTTATTAGCCAATGCTCTCTCTGGATTTGTTTCCCACCAAGCACCTGATTTTGCAGCACGTATTCTTTGGTCAGATAGATTAGATAGAGATATAAGAGCTGACCTACGTACACCACCAACTACTACAACTTCTCCTGTCTTACACACTATATCATGGCACTCCATAGAGGACAGCTTTCTACCTCTAGCACCTTTGAATTTCTCTACAGCAAAGTCAAACAAATCTACTAACGGCTGTGGGCCACTAGCCCTACCTCCAAAAGTTTTAAGCCTTGTTCCTGCCGGTCTAACTTTAGACACATTTATTTTAGGAATCCTTCCTGTATATAGGTACGAGATAAGGTCTCTAAACCCTTTAGCCCACCCTTCTTTAGAATCAACTACAGCAATAACATCTTCTGTCTTTTCAAACTCTCTATCAGGAACTGTAGGAAGCTTATCAATGTACTGCCTCTCTACAGAGAAACCTACACCTGTACCATTCATAAGTATGTACAGCACTTCATCAAATGCTTTTGGATTATCTATAGGTATGTAAGAGCAGTTGTATCCTGCAATGTTTTCTCTTTCTAAAGCTTTGCCGGCTGTCATAAGTGCTCTCATGCTAGGCATAACTTGAAGAGATAGTATTGCTTCATGTATATCCTCCCAAGATTTTTCATCAACCCCTTTTACATTTTGACGAAAGAAAGAGATAAGCCTATCTACAGTCTCACCCCAATTCTCTCTTCTGTTTTCAGTCTCTAACCATCTAGAGTAACGAGACATATGTATGAATGCCTGATATTCTGTTGGTAAGTAATTGCCTCCCATTAATGATGCCATCTATTCTTCTCCATATTCTAATTCTAATATTAATTCTGCATAGTGTATGATTTTTTTTATGTCCTCAGCACCATTTTTATTTCTATGCCGAGAAACATATTTTATAATGTTTCCTTCAAGGAAGTCAAGATTATTTTTAGAAATATATTCAATAGGCATAATCTTAAAATCTTTATAATGACTACCTCCTACTTGAACTTTTGTTGCTTTAGATCCTTTTAACATTTTTATTTCCATGTTTCTTTTATCCTCTTTTCTCATCCTAACCATGTACTGTTCATGTGTTTCTCTCTGTGAATTACTACTTATCATTATTAAAATCCAAAACAGTTATGTTATCTTTGCTGTACATCTTTTCTTTTACTTCTGGCTTAATAATTTCTACATCTTTAAATATTGCAGACTGCCCATGAATAATAATATTTTCAGTTTGTGTTTCTAACATAGCCATAAAACCTCGTAACAAAGTGTAAGCTGTAGTTACACCATGTTCTTCTGTAGTATCATAAGACATAAGATCTATCATACCATCCTCTGCATCTTGCATAATAATACAAAGAGAATTTTTAGGTAGTTTATTTTTATAACTTTCAAACTTAGTTTTATTTTCTCCTGTTATCATTTTAACCACTCCTTTGGCACAAACCCTTGACACCATTTATAATCATGCCTATCACACCATCCTCCATAAGTAGTTTTTGATCCTTTGTACAGCTTGTTGTTAGCATTCATAAATAAAAATCGTAAATCTAAATCCGGGTGTTGTTTTTTTAATAACAGATGTTTTCCTCTATCTGAAGATGTAAACAAACCTTTTACTTCTATAAAAAAATCTTGTTCCTTCAAATAGAAGTCAGGGGTGTATGTACTGTGTCTTACATAAGCAAAGGCATCCTTCTCATAAGTAAAAGGTACTTTGTTTTTAGCTAACTGATTAGCTATATCTAATTCAAAATTAGACCTATATCCATGTGCTCTTTTCAATTGTTTTCTTCCTTATCTTTTGGTAAGTAAACCATATAGAATGAGCCACACTTAGGACAAGATAAGTTTGTAGACATACAGTAGTCTTCCTCTTCTTCTTCCATATCGTGGTCTCCTCCCCAAATTACTTCTGTACCACAATGCCAACAGTTCATTCTTCTGTTCTTCTTAACTTTATATCTTTTGGAGGAAAGGCATCAAACAATGCCCCTGACTGCTCTACAGCAAACTCAAATATTTTAGGAGAGTTCTTTTTTAATTTCTCTAATTGTTCTGTCCACTCTGCCATGTAGAAGCACACAAGTGCTCCTTTATTTAAAATCTTTTGTATTTTCTGTAAATCAATAGAGATAAGAGCTGTCTTTTTATCATAATCAAAATCATCCCAAAGGCCTCCTTCATAGAAACTTTTACAAGACCGAATAGGTATAGCAGAAAAGTTATTCCTCAACTCTCTTATAATATTTGTGCCTCCTTTTCTATCTTCAGAATCAGGATAAGCATACCAGACATTATCATTCATATAAATATCTGAAAAGCTAACATCAGTTTGAAAATAGATAGGCATTATATCTCCCTTTTTTTAAGTTTGCTGTACCAGACAGATTTTGGAAAACGAGCTGTAGAGCCTACTTTTTTATGCATAATAGCATCAGGCCAACACGTTCTTTTAAAGTCACAAAATCCACAAATACTTGACAGCACTCTATTGCCTGTCTTTTTAACATTCTTATCTTTATCTTTATATGTTTCCTCTACATCAGTAAAGCATCTTTTAAACTTTTCTCCATTTAACAAAGCTTTTAAATTCTTCTCTGCTAGAGCAAGAGCTTCTTTCTTATCTTCCTCTTGTAGCTCCGGAGCTTCACATACCACCCACTCACCACTTGCTTTGTTAATAACAATCCACCCACCAAAATCTTTATCTCTAGACTTGCTGTATAGGTATCCTTGAGATATATACCCAAAGACATCGTCTTGTTTTATTTTCTTATAGCCACCCATGTCTCCAAACTTCTGTTCAAAAGCATAAGGGCTTGCAGATTTAATGTCCCACACTTTGCCATCTATCTCTACATCTAATGTACCAGAAACAGAGTTCTTACCAAGCTGTAACTTTACAGATTCTTGCTCTGCTTCTATATCTATACCTGCCGATTTCATTACCAAAATGGCAATAGCCTCAACAAGATCCCCAAACATAAAACGAACTAAAGAGTTATACTCAAAGTTCTTTTCTGCTCCATCTCTTTCCATTTTTTGTTGACATAAAGGTCTNCCTAGNGAGGACATACGAGGCCTCCAATCCCCTCTTTTATTAGAGAACTGACGTACTACAGATTTAGTACAGGCTTCTGTAAANTCTTGTACAAGNTTGGGATCTAGATCGGCTCCTTCTCTTGAAACACGATCTAGAAATCCCTGTACCTTATGAAGTATAAGGTTATTCATTAACTACGGAGTCAAACTGTATCTTGTCTTTACCGGCAGAATGATATGTTTTCATAATACTCTCATTATACCCTTTGACAGACTCCATAAATCCTCTCATTGTAGCATCATCTTTTTCTGCCCATGCCACTGGTTTTTGAGGTGTTANCTCTGCATGGAAATATATGTTTCCACCCTTCTGCTTCTTAACAGAATTTAANCCAATGTTCATTAGCCACATCGGTTGCTTCTGTCTATTTAAACCTTTTAGACAGTCTGCTACCGGTGAGAAGTTTGCTCCTTTTGCATACCATATAAAAGGAACGTCTTTGACAACAGCNTTACTGCCATCTCTGTTNACAGCACTGTCAAAAGACACTAGACCATAAAGGTTTTGGCTACACTTTATGCTCTTCTGTACAGCCCACTCTGGACTATCTTTTGGTAATGCTTCCATAGTGTTATAATCTAACTTACCACACTTTAATCCTCCTTCAGTATCATAGAAGTCGTTACTGAAAGAAGGAGCCTGTACAGTTTGGCAAGAAAAAGCACCGGCTTCATTATCCCAAACAAAGTAGGAATAAGTACGCATAAAAACACGTATGGTGGCTTTCTGTCCATATACAGGCCCTTCCGGGGGGGTAGTCAGACTAAAATGGCCTCTTGGAAGAGCATTACCATCGAAATCTTCAGTAGCATGGTTGATTGCCAGTCTACTAATAGTTGCTTTGGTAGTGTTATGATCCAATTGACCCGTTAGTCTCATCATATCCTCTGTAGAGAGCTTATCTAAGTTCTCCGGTAGAGAAGTGTTCATTGTGGTTATTTCACTCATGATTTATATATCTCCTTCATGTCTAACCAGTTATTGCCTATTTTAATCTCGATTCCTATCGGCATATCATAATCTACATTGTATCTTTTCTTACACTCTTCAGGCAAAGACAACATTGCTTCTTTCATTGTCTCTACAGCTAAGTCCTGCTCGTCTGGATGCACGTCTATTACAATGGAATCGTGAACCGTATTACAGATCATACTTTGCATTCTTCTATCTGTCAACAACTTTTTTAATTTAATTAATGCAATAGGAAGAAGGTCAGCAGTAGCAAACCCTTGTACAGGATAATTTTTAATTGCTGTAGCATTAGAAACTCCTCCATACCTCATCCTAAACACATTTTTAAAGTTGTAGTACCTACCAGATGGAAGCACAATACGATTGAAAGAGATAGCATCATTCTGTAAAGTCTCATGCCACTGTGCAATCTGTTTGTACTTTTCTTTAAAAGCTCGGTAGTATTGCATCTGTTTTGGTGTACCTAAGAAACCTCCATATAGAGGCTTAAAAGTATCAGCCTTTGCTTCTTGTCTAGATACTCCTAGTACAGAAGCTGTAAAAGAATGTACATCAACATCATTTCTGACATCTTCGTACACCTTATCATCCTTAGCTAGAAAACCGGCAACTCTAAATTCTAACTGAGCATAATCTCCTTCAAGTATGTGTCCACCTTCCCATCTACTCACAACTACCTTACGTACAGGGAAAGTACCTCCTCTAGGCATGTTCTGGAAGTTAGGATTCCTTGAAGACAGCCTTCCTGTAGAGGTAACACATTGCATATAATGTGGGTGGATTCTACTTCTATCATCTAAACCTTTCTCTATACCTTCAATAAAAGTTTTGAGATAGGTTTTAATTGCATTGTATCTTATGTAGCTTTCCATAAAGGTCTTTTGTTCTGGTCTTGAAGCAACTACTAAACCATCTAGAGTAGGCCTGTCTGTTTTAAAACCATGTACAGTAAGATCAATTGGTCCTCTAGGATTCATGCCTAGTCCGGCAAAGTCTCTAGTAGGTCTGTAGATAACACCTTTTTTATCACAGGATTTGCAGATACGTTTTTGTTTACCTACAGTGCCATCTCTTTTTAAAGCAAGTTTATATCCCATACCATTACAAGACGAACACCTTTGCATAATAGTTTTAAATAAAGGTTTTGTTAACCTAACCAAACCCTGTTGAAAAACTTGTGTACTCATGGTAGGTAATCTTTTTTTCTTTCTAGCATTGCCTCTGACTTCATAACCTAAATTAAAATGACTAGCCCACTGCTTTTTGTTCAGCACAGCCCTTGAAAATATAATCTTTGATCTATCCTCTGGACTATCTAGGTTAACAGGAGTATCTCCCATCAAACTTTTAACTTCTATGTTTAAATACCTCTCTAAATCTTTTACTTCTTTTGTATAGGTAGTCTTAATCTCTGATAGATTTTCATAACTAATTTGTAAACCACTGTTCTCTACATCACACAGTACATCACAGAACTCATTCATCAATTCATTTGTAGCTTTAAGAGAGTCAGGCATGTTGCTGATCTGAGCATCATACAATTCTTTTGTTACCTGTACATCAGCTTCACCATATTCTTTGACTACATCCCAAGGTATGCTCTCAAACGACACATTTTTTTTCATATATTCTTCGATTAAACCAGATTTCTTAGGAGACAGTGCATACCGTTCACAACACTTAGCTAAAGATAGTGGAACCTTCTCTCCCCCATTCAATATATACTCGGCAATCATAGTATCATGAACCTTGCCTGTATAGGTAAACCCACAAGCTCGTAGCCATTTCAAATCAAACTTGATGTTATGGCCTACTAACAGCTCCGTATCGTCTAAAGCACTCTGTAGAATATTTCTAGCATTTGGTGTAGGGTCTTGTTCTTTATGGTAGAAACATAAATAGGTATGTTCCTGTCCGTCTGTATAGCCAACAGACACCATCATGTTTCCTGTATAAGGATCAGCATCTGTTTTCTTATCTTCATTTACTTTGTATGTTGTTTCTATATCCAACCAAGTTATTTTCATGGTAGATACCTAGCTTTCTGTATATCTATTCGGCAAGTAATCGTACCATGCCAACCAGATAACTTATTTTTAGACACACATAGATGACGAATATAATCCTCCTCATCTCCAAAGTTTTTACCTATTCCTATAATAATATCAGCTTCGGCTGCCTTTCCTGTCTTACTATTCTCTAACATACTAAAATCTATCTCCTGTCTATTATGTGCATCATAAGATGCTTGTGATACAGCCCAAACCATACAGTCATGTCTTTTTGCTACAGCTCTTGAACTTTCATATACTGCTCTCAACTTTTCATCTACTCTTGAATATGTTCCACCAACTTGAACTTTATCTAACTGGTCTACAAAAACTATGTCAGGTTTATTTATCTCTATAAACTTGTCTATCTCACGAATAGAAATCTCTCTACCTTCAAGCATAAATAAATTGTCTTTTATATGGTTAGTGTATATATCATTGTAAGTCTCAATATTATCTTTTAACTCATTGACACTCTTACCTAAATAAGCACAGAAAACTCTTCCCTTGACCAGACGGCCCGGTTCCTCATTTGCAAAATATGCAACTTTGAATCCTTGTTTTAAATATTCGGCTACTAAGTAAGAACAGAAAGTTGTCTTACCTGTCTCAGGTCTAGCAAAGATAATTCCAAGATTGCCCCTACCTACACCACCAACTCTGTCCTGTAGAGAGGGCAACTCAAAGTGAAACTCAAAGCCTTTTTCATGTGTTTCTAAATAGTCAGCAATATTATCTTCTACTCGGCTGTAATTTGTACTGTCCTCTGGCTGTTTGTTAAGAAGTTGATCTATAAGAACTCTAAGCCCTTCATAATCACCTTCATTACCCAACCAAATGTCAGTAGCTTTAGAACCAATCTTCTGTGCTCTATCTCTTCTCCAGAAATTTACAATAAGATCTTGCATCATCTCAGGGTTATCCTGTACATGATTTGTCAAATCTTTTATGACAAGTTCAATAGACTCTCTAGAAGAATCAGGCATAGATGGAAATCTATCCCTATGTAGTTGTAACAACATTTCTGTTGTCAGGTCTTCACCATATTTGTCATGTGCAAAGCAAATAGTGTCAAACACTGTACCTACACCATTGGCAAACATTTCTTTGCCTACAACATCACTGGCCTTTTTGTAAAAGGTATTGTTGAGACATTGTGCTAATATCTGTTTCTCTATCGTCATTTTCTACCCCACTACACTAAAAAGTGTTCTACGTTAACTCAGTTAATATTTTCTCCTTTGACCAAGTTTTAATATCATTGTCTAAAAACTTAATGTTCGTTTGCATATGTACACTAAGTTCTTTAGCAATGTCAATAGCTTTTTTAGTAGCATCCTTGTCAAGGGCTACCACAGCCAATTTAAAGTTGTTTACTATCTCTGGAATATGTTCCTGCAGAAGGTTTGTTCCCATAAGAGCAACTCCTGCATGTCCTGCTATTGTTACTGCACAGGCAGAAGCACAATCCTCTACAATTACAGCCACATCACTTTTGTTCTTAGTAATAAATGGTAATTTAGAAGATGCATATCGTTTCCACTTAGGTTTTCTATTTTTTAAGCTACGGCCTACAGCATCAACAATGGTGCTTTCTTTGTATATAGAAAATACACACCTATCCTCTTTGACATCGTACTGTATATTACAGAACCTATTCTGATAAGCATGGAATATGTTATTATCACGAATGTAATCCATAGACAAAGGGCTCCTCTCTACAGGAACCCACGTTGCTGTCTCTAAGCTAAATCCTATCTCTTGTTTTCTACTTTGTCCCGACCTGTGTACCATGCCTTGCACTTTTCCACTGATGTTACAACTAGCATAGAAACAATTATACAGAAGTACATTATGCTCGTTGCTAACAGAAAAAGAATTGTTATGGCCACATACAGGGCAATTGCTTCTATGAGATACACCTTCTGGTACAGCCATTGCTTCAATGTAATCTTTGATGTCAACCATCTTTACTCTCGATTATATGTACAAGCTTTGCTTTGTCTAAGGGTATATGAAAAAAAGGTTCGGTAAGATGAGGTGCACTGGTAAACCTACTGTTCTGTATAGTACCAATGGGTGATTTCTCTACATCATCAGCATTAATAAACCAAGCCTTTTTTAAATCATAGTCAAATACTACAAATTTAAAATCATGGTTAGGGTATTTTTCTCTCCATATGTTTATTAACCTTTGTTTTCTTTCAGGTATTCTTATTTCTTTCCATGATGGATTCCATGTACCTTTCCATTGTGTCTTTACTTCAACTTCAAAGAAATGTTCTTTATCTTCACTAATATTAGGTTTATCAAAGTTACTTATAATTTCTTTCTTTGCAGATACATCAAAGTTATAGTTCTCTATACTAACGATATCTTTATAATTATGTTCTTTTAAATAATGTATCATAGCCTCTTTAGCTTTTTTGTCATACATAATATATGATAACCTATCAAACGAACGATTTTTATTTACATGTTTTTTTATCAATGTTTTTCCTTTTAAGTTAATAATATTAACTATTATACAAGTGAAAATAGTCCTGTCAACTTTTATTTTTTACTTGACAAGATTCTATGTGGCTGTATAATAAAACTATGGATGATTTACAAGATGAGTTTGAAGATAAATTAATAGAAGTCATTAGTGCTTACAACATTAAGGGCATACCTGTACATGAACAAATTTCCATTCTATCCTATCTATGTTTTGAACTTTGTAATAGAACTTTTGTAGACCCCAGACTTGGATATACTCACATGTTAACTATGATTATGCAGAGAATAGTATTTGATGTAGATGATAGCCAAGAAGATATCAAAAGAATACTACACTAGGGAGATGTATTATGTTTAGTTTTTTATCAGGTATAATTACAGGAATTGTCAAGAATGGATTTCTGTTTTTATTTATTAGAGATAGTGGCAAAAAAGCCGAAAGGAGTAAAAATCTTGAAGAATCAAATAAATTACTTAAAGAATATGAAAAAATCAATTCTCGTAGTAGGGATGTCAAGTCTGTTATTGGTAGGTTGCGTAGGAAGTCTAACAAGGATAAGTGATTGTCCAACTTTTCCATGGCCACCAGAAACAGTTGTCAGCACTTTAGAAGCAGAAGCCTATGCTAATGCAGAATTTTCTGTATGGTTAGCAGAGATAACAGCACATGGAGAGAAGATAGAAATTTGTCAGGGGGAGAACGAATGAAATATTATGTCAAAGTTATTGATGAGGATGACAACATAGTTTTGTCAATAGGTGTCCACAATATGGATTTAACTAGACGTTCTGACCAAAAAATGATTTGTCAGCAAATTTTAGAGGTTTGTCAGCATGATGATGATGAGCAAATGGAGATGTTTTAAATGGAAATATTTTATTATGCTATTATTGGTTACTGTTTAAAAACTTGTAACACTGTAGATGATATGGAAAAATACATAAACTTAACTCCTATGGTACATGATGAATGCATAGTTACTCTTGAAAAAATGTCAGAGCAAGAAAAAAGATTGCACCCACGAATAGCTATCAGAAGTATTAGTAGGCTTTGTATTAATCAAGATATGTTAACAGATGAAGACATTGCTAAATACGAAGTGTGGGGTGAAGCTACATAATTAATTTGACAAGTATTTTTTGTTGCTATACAAATAAATAATTATTAAATTGACAAGGGAGAAAAAATGTCAGACAATAAATTTATTAGTTGGTTAGAAACCGAAATAGCAATAAAGGAGAAAGAAGACATGGCCAAAAGAAAAAAGATAGAAGTGCCTACAATAACAGATGTACAGCTAACACTTGTCAACCGAGTGAAGAGTCTTGTATCAGAGATTAATGATAGTGGAGTAGAACACATTACTTATTCTGATATTACCAAATTAGATAAGGCTTATGATGCTGTAGTGGAAGAGTCTAATCTAAAACATCAACAGCATAAAGTAGACTATGGAGAGGACAAAGGAAGTATTATAAAGGCTTGGTACATGGACTTAGTCAGAGCAGATAATCCTAATGTATATAAAGAGAAGAATGATGAATAAATATCTCATTATAAAAAAGGAAGAATTGTCAGAAGTTTTACCTTCTTGTATACAGGGAAGAATATTCACTGCAAAATTTGTCAAGAAAGATGGAGAGTTCCGTACTATGAATTGTCGTCTTGGTGTAAAGAAACATTTAAAGGGAGGAAAAGATTATAATGATGCTACTAATGTCAATATTACTGTTTTTGATTTAAAGAGTAAAGGGTATAGAAATATTCCTGTACAGAGACTTGTGGAAATAAGCTGTGGTAATTTGTCAGTCCGTAATTGGAATGAAGATACAAGCAGTGTTATTATGACTGTTGCTGTATAGGAGGTAGTGCCTAGTAAAATAGGTACGAGTAAAAGAGTAGTCTTTAATTAGATTGCTCTTTTTTTTTGTGTAGGGGTTGACAATGTTTTATAACTGTGAAAGGGTTATTGTAGAAAAGGAGAACACTATGAAAAAGAATAAAATTTTAGAAAAAATAAAACAGTATTTAAATGATAATAAAAATTCTGGGAGTTTAGATATACAGGAAGATAGTAAACATCTACTATTCTGGATAGAAAATTGGGAGGCACAAAATGAAAAAAACTAAAATACATGAAGTCATTGCTGTACAAACTGAACAGGATATGATTAAGATGAACAAAAGAATTGGCTATTACTTAGGTAAAGGAAAAAGAATAGACGTTAATATAAAGAATGGTTCTGTACATATAACCGAACAGAAGAGGAAGGCATGATGCATAAAACATTTAATATTAATTTTAATCTTTCAAGAGATATAAGCAGAAGTGAAAATCCAGAAGAGGAAACTTTTTACGACCCTGAACATATCCATAGTGAAATAGTAAATTGGTTAGAAGATTTAGATTTTACAGTAAAAGACATGAAAGTAGAGGAGATTCAACAAGGAACTGTCTATACAGGAGATGCACCTTCTACAGAAGCATCATTCTATAAAAAAACATTTGTAGGTATATCAGAAACTGAATATAAGAAGAGTGAAGTGGAAGACCTAGACAATCAATCCTATAGTGAAGGGGAGAAGTATGACAATGAGTAGAGATATAAACACCATACCGACAGTGCCTAGACATATAGTAAGTTTTAAAATATCAGTAGAATGGTCGGACAACCCTAAAGAAGTGCTACTTAATCATGAGATGCCTAAGTATGTAGCTAATGCTATGGAAGAGTGGTTTGTAGATGTAGAAGAAGAGGAGAATGCAAAATGAGTCAGTACATAATTAATATTACAGAAGAAGAAACAATACAATGTCATGTGTGTAATGAAGTTTTTAATACAGAAGAAATTACTACTGATGATTATCATTTTGCATGGGATAACATAGTAGATGTGGATTGCTGTACAGAATGTTTAACAAAGGAGAATGCAAAATGAGTAAAGTAACATGGGAAATGGTAGATTATTGGTTAGGTGATGATAGTGTGAGAGAACTGTTAGTAGAAATAGCTAATGGAGAATATACACTAGAACAATTTAAACAAGATATCATAGATACATGGCAAGAAAAGAATGCAAATGATTAGTAAAGATTATAAATTAGCTAAAAAACATTTTGGTATGTTGCATGACAACTGGATTTATGATGAGCAAAGACATTATCAAGAGTATCATGAAGTAGAGTGTGCTGATGAAATTCCAATATTTAAATTAAAAGACCATAATTACAAAGATTTGAGAATTTTACAAGAATTTTTTAAAAGAGGAGAATAGCTAATGGAAGATGTACAGAAAACATTTATGGATTGGCTTGACACTTGCCCTGTAGTAGAACATAGAAGTATACATGGAGTACAAGAGGATAGTGCAACGTGGATATACACAGTAGACTTTGCTGTACTAAAAGAAGATGATGACTTACAACCACAGAGAGGACATTGATATGAAAATAGTATTTAACGACAGCTATAAATCTAATGGTTTAGAGTATGGTGTTGAGGTTATTAATAAACTTTTAAAACCACACCATTTAAAAGTGGACATAACTTTTGTTGAAGATTATGGACTTGATGGTA